TTAGTAATGTTGAATTTACTTGGGAGGCAAACGGCGCACCTTATACAAATACAACAATGATTAATTAATGAACGGGATTTATTTAGGACAATATGGAGATGTTGAACTAAAAAGAGATTCCCTAAATTCATTTTTAGGAACTCAGCTAGATCCTAGTGACGTAAACACAGCATTAAAAAGATTTTCTGTTAAGGGTGCATCTGGTGCATTAATTACAGGAGATCATATTGATATTGCAACTGTTGATGGATCAAATTTAGAATTAGTTACTGGTCATAATTTCCCAGATGGGTCTTGGTTTGTAAGTGTTGATCCATTAGGAGGTTTGAGATTATATTCCACTTTTGAAGCATCAATAGCTGGAGGGGTTACTAATTCTATTGCTTTATCTACTCCGAGTGCAGTAAAAGATATAACGATAAAAACAAGGAATGATACTTTTAAGCATCTTGCAAATATAACCAGTTTTGAAATTACTACAGCTAGAGATTCAGTTGATTTAACCCATTTAGGAGATCAGTATAAAAGGCAATATGAAGCTGGTTTAATTTCTGGTCAAGGAACTATTGAATGTTTATGGGAACATAATCAATCTAAAGTGAATCAAGAATGCGGCGATGATGGAGAATTTCCTTTTTACCTTGCTCAGTTAGTCGTAAGGCTTACTCAGGGTGCAGATTTTAAATCAAGATTTTTTATTTATAAAGACAATACAAACACATCTAAAAGTGTTTGGTATGAAGCAGATTGTATTGTTACTAGTGTTGTTGTTAGTGTCCCTGCCACTGAGCAAATCACATCAAGAATTGATTTTGTGACCAATGGAGAAATCAGATTAAATACTGGCTCGGCTCCTAGTTATCTTCTTCAAGAAAATAGTTATAAGATTTTGCAAGAAAACAACAGCCCAATACTTTTAGAACAACAATAAAACCGATTAAGCAAATCTGCTTCCTTAGGGATAATATATATCTAAGGTTTTTAGTTTGAGGTTATGCCAGATTTAGAGATAACAGGCTTGCCCGTATTGCCAGAAGGTTCAGTTCAGGCAACTGATGCTGCTGTAGTCGCTGATATTAGTGCCAATGAGACAAAGCAGCTAACTGTTAAAGCATTCATTGCTGGTGGTGTAGCCCTTATTGATGATGGAGATATTCCAGCAATCAAAGTTGGAACATTAACAACCAATCAAGTTCCAACAATAGCCATCCAGAATTTGGCTGTTACTAATGACAAGATAGAAACGTCTAGTTCAGCAACTACTGGAATTGATGGAGGAACAAAATTAAGAGATGGAACAGTTACTGTTGATAAATTTGATTCTTCTAAATTTGATAGAGGTTTAAGTGTTGTTAGCTCAAAACTTGGAATCACAAATGTTGTAACAGGTGGAGCTGGTACAAAAAATGGAATTACATATTCAACAGAAGGATTAATAACATCTGTTGGTGATTTAGTAACGTCTGATCTAAGTGGAGCTGGAGCAACAACAACTGCATTAGGAGCTGTTTCTGTTCCTACTGTTGGAGCCTTGGCGATTGATAGCAATAGTGCAATATCAATTGCTGATGTATCTGGTTTAACTCCAGGCACATATGCATCTGTAACGGTCAACGCTAAAGGTCAAGTCACTGCTGGAAGTACAAGTAACACTGCAAGCAATATTCCTACAGCAACGACCAGTTCAAAAGGAGGTGTGATTGTCCCAAGTAATTCTGGGATTGATGTTGATGGTAGTGGAAATATATCTATTGAAACCCAATCTGGATTGACTGCTGGTGACTACACAAAGCTAACAGTTTCTACAAAAGGAATAATTACAGCAGCTCAAAATCTTTCTGGATCAGATATTCCTGCACATAGTGCCGCACTGTTGACGAGTGGAGAAATACCAGCAGATCGAATTGGAAATAATGCTATTACGACTGATCGCATTTTAAATTCTGCTGTTAATGACGATAAGATTTCAGGAGTTAGTGGAACAAAAGTTGCAACTGGAACGCTTCTACCAGCGGCAATAAATCCAAGTAATTTAGATCGAAGTATCAATGTAAGTGGAAGTGGAAATCTTGGAATTAATAATGCTCCTGTAGGTGGAGCTGGAACGAAAAACGGGATTACATATAATTCTGAAGGCTTAATTAGTTCAGTAGCTGATTTAAGCAATTCTGATTTAAGCAATGCCAAAGCAACAACATCTGCTTTAGGTGTTGTTCAAGTAGGCAGCGGATTATCAGTTACTACTGGAGGCGTTCTTAGTGTTGATTCAAGTTCAGTCTTAGGTGCAAATAGTGTTGGAACTTCAAACATAATTGATGGAAATATTACCAATGATAAAATTCAAACTTCTAGTTCATCTTCCACTGGTATTGATGCAAGTACCAAGGTAAGAGATGGATCAATAACAGCGGTCAAGCTTTCAACTTCAAACATCGACAGAAGTTTAAATATTTCAAGCGGAAATCTTGGAATTAATAATGTTGTTAGTGCTGTAAATGGTGCATTAAAAGTTAATTATAATGCCCAAGGATTAATTACTGGTAGCAGCTCAATAAGTTCATCAGATTTGAGTGGAGTAAAAGCAACAAGTTCTGCAATTGGTGTTGTTTCTGTCCCAACATCTGGGGGCTTAAGTGTTAGTGGAACAGGTGAATTAAGTATTAGTGCGACAACAACAGGAACCACAATATCAGGTCTTACATATAACTCATTTGGACAGATTACTGGCTCTACAGCATTAGTTAGTACAGATATTCCGACTTCTTCAAGTAGTGCTAAAGGTGGTGTAATTGTACCTTCTGGAAGTGGATTAGACATAGATAGTAGTGGTAATATTTCAACTTCAACAAGTGGAGTTAGTGCTGGAACGTATCAATCAGTAGTGGTTAATAATAAAGGTGTAGTAACAAGTGGTTCAAGCCTAGTTGCTTCACAAGTCCCTGACCTTTCGGCTAGTCAAATAACAAGTGGAAGCTTAGATGCTGCAAGGATTCAGGCAGATAGTATTGATGGTACAAAGCTAAGTAATTCATCAACTGCAATTATACAGTCAGTAACCCAATTAGGTTTCCCGACTGCACAGTTTACTGGTCAATTGCTATTTGACCCAATTGATGAATCAGCCTGGCTGTATGACGGAAATGCTTGGAATCCAATTACGACTTTGACCAAAGGAGCCTTGCAGCGATTTGGAACATACGATCCAAATGCCAGCCAAGTCACATTTGCAACGGCTGCGGGACTTGCAGCGGGAATCACTGTTGGACAAAATTTACCAACAGCTTCAGCTTCAGTGGACGGTGGATATTTAGTCGTAAATAATATTGGCACCCCAAGCGGAATATCAGGAATAACTGTTGAATTAAAGCCCCCCGACTACCTCTTAGGGGTGACAGGATCAAGCTCTAGTAACTGGGTGCGTATCGAGTTATCAGATACGGTTGCTTCTCAGCAAGCTTCAGCAATTTCTTATACACCATTTGGTCAATTAGTTGCTACTAATGTTCAATCAGCTATCGATGAATTAGAGACAGAAAAAGTAGCAAAAGCAGGTTCAACTATAACTGGTGTTTTAGAAATAGGATCAACTGGATCTCTTGTCTTTGAGGGCTCAACTCCAGATAATTTTGAACTCACGCTTGCATGTGCAAATCCGACTCTTTCAGATAAAACTTTAACGCTGCCAGATATTACTGGTGTTCTTATTACTGATTCTGATTCAGGAACTGTCACCAGTCAGATGATATTGGATGGAACACTTCTGAATGCAGATATAAACGCCTCGGCAGGGGTACAACTTAGCAAGCTTGAAACTTTAGCCGATTCAAAAATTATTGTTGGTAGTTCTGGAGGTGTTGCCACAGCGGTAAACATGACTGGAAATATAGGTATTTCAAATGCTGGATTAACAACAATTCAGGCTGGAGTAATTGTTGATTCAATGGTTAGTAGTTCACTTGCCGATAGAATAAGTGGATCAAAAATTCAACCTGGCTCAACTTCTGTTGCTGGTGTTCTTCAATTATCTTCTAGTGTTTCTTCTGCATCAACTTCATTAGCTGCTACTGCAAGCGCAATAAAAACTGTAAATGATTCATTAACAACGACTACTTCAACCGCTGATGCAGCCTTGCCAAAAGCTGGGGGTGATATGAGTGGAGCTTTGAATTTAGATAATCAAAGTGAACTTAAATTTAGTGAATTAAATTCTAATGGCTCTCATTATTTAGGTTTTAAAGCTCCAGCCTCAGTAACTGCTGATGTTATTTTTATTCTTCCAGATGGAGATGGAACAAATGGACAAAGATTACAAACAGATGGATCAGGAAACTTAAGCTGGGGAAATGATAATGCAACTGATAACACTAAGCTCCCACTTGATGGATCAGGAACAATGGCAGGAGCCATTGCAATGGGAACTAATAAGATTACTGGAATGGGTGATCCAACAGCCGCCCAGGATGCAGCAACTAAAACTTATGTCGATACAGCAGATGCTTTAAAACTTAATTTGTCAGGTGGAGCTTTAACTGGAGATCTGACAATAAACGCTCAAAAAGATTTGAGGTTTGCAGATAGTGATTCAAGTAATTGGGTAGGTCTACAAGCTCCAGCGACAATAGCAAGTAACTTTACATTGACTCTTCCAGCAACAGATGGAAGCACTGGGCAAATATTAAAGACTGATGGAAGTGGAAATTTAGGCTGGGTAAATGATGCAACAAATACTGCTGCTGGAGATTTAACTGGAACAACTCTCGCCTCTAATGTCGTTAGTAGTTCTTTAAATTCTGTTGGAACGCTTACTTCTCTTGGTATCAGTGGAAACCTAACAGTCGATACAAATACACTTCACGTTGACGCTACCAATAATCGGGTTGGTAT